TCCCACATACGTACGCGTAAACCATTGATGGCTCCGCCTGGGGATTGAGATATATTCTTTGGACCATAGTCATAGTGCTTTGCAATAAGCAAGTCACCAAGTTCCTTCATTACTGCTCGGACATCATCTTCGAAGTAAGCAGAGGAATTAAGAGTGTTACTTGTAGGTCTGACCCCATCTTCTCCGTCCGTATTATTTTCAATCCTTGGTCTGCTAAATGACGAATAATCTGCCATACTTCTTCACTCTCCGCCCTGTTCATCTTCGGTTTCCTCTGATAGTAGTCGCTGTAAATCACTGTCAAAATTCTGAAAAGCGGAATTGACAATCATATCCTCAACTAACTCATCCACTAGGTCGTAACCATTCTCTGATGCAAATAGTGTAACATATGTAGATTGTGTAATTAGTCTGATTTGTCTTGAATCTTCTGCATTGTTAAACATAAATCTTAATAAAGAACCCAGCATTAATTTAAAACCATTGGGAAGAATGTAATATGGGTCGAACTCTTCATCCTCTTCCAGCATATGGTCAACCAATGCGAACGAGTCGTCAAAAGTTTCACCACATTCGTGGCAATGGTTATGCGGGTCCTTGTCTGTCACACTATTCCAGCCTTTTCTTTGATGTATGCTGCTCCGTATTTGACATACGCTGAGTTGACATCTTCGCCATCTGGCAGTTGCACAATAGTAACGGGGAGTTCCCTAGCCAGTGAGCGTGCGAACTCTGTGCCTGGTTGGTCGCCGTCTGCAAAGACGAAGACTCGTTCGAAATCTGCGAGTAATCGCGTGTAATGTTTCTTCCATGAATTAGCACCAGGCACGCCCACACAAGGAATCCCCACACAGGAAGAAAGAGTAATAGTATCAAGTTCACCTTCACAAACTCCAATCCAATCACCTGCCCTTTCAACATCTAGTACGTTGTACATTTTTGTTTCAGCACCAGTCATGCCCATATACTTTGGTTCAACTGCTGGGTTAAGCGAACGAAAACGTAAGTCAACCACACCAGTTTTAGTTACATAAGGTATAGAAAGTCTACCCTTGAATGCTTCGTGCCCAATCTCAGGCTCCGCGACTACGCCTAATGATGCCAGACGTGCTATTGCTATTGAAATTCCCCGATTTTTTAGGTAATCTTCCGCCAGATAAATGTTTTCCGCGTAACGTTGGGTAGCCAGTCCCAGCAATTCTTTCTGCGATGCGCTTTGCTTCATTGATGTTCACACCTTCTTGACTTGAAACGATTTGCACGCTGTTACCTTGGACGCCACAGGCGAAACAAATGTAGATATTTTTGTCGAGGTTTGCACTGCCACTTTGGTGAGTGTCAGAATGAAAAGGGCACTTGAGGTTGACCTGTCCGTGTGTTGAGCGAAGAGTCGCTCCGTAGTGTATAAGTATTTCTCTGATACTAGGTAAGTCGTTGTCATTTTTTATCACCATAACCTGCCCCCCGTAATAAAATTACTGCGTCTTCTAACCTAAGTAAACATACCCAATCGGATATACTTTTTTCTCCTTGCCCATTGAGCCGTAAAACTACAACACCAAGGTCTTTACCATTTGCTCTTTCTTTTAATTGCGATATAGCAGACGCAGGATTGAAGCCCGTACGCGCCTTGACTTCCCAATCAATGCCCAGAGTGCCAGTGACATCAGAGCCACTACGCCCCGCGCCCGTACTCTCGGCATATGGGAACCCATTAAGTGCCAAGTACTCTGCAAGTACCTTTTGACTTCGGTATCCTCTATGCTTCCTGCTTTGTGATGCCACTTAAGAAGCACTCTTATCCCCACGGAGGATACGAATAGCCCACTCCATACCAACAACTAAACCATCAGTCCACTCATCGGTAGTAGGAATCTTTGCTGCTTCAATCTTGTTAATATATTTCTGAAGTTCTTCTTTAGTCTTAAGCATTATCATTTGACGCATCTCTTGCGTGATATCGTCTTCTTCTTCTCTTAGCATTTATCCACCATTCTCTGGTATGTCATCCATAAACATATACTCAGGGTTAAATGATAGCCAACAATTCAGGTTTGCGTTGGCATCGGCACGCCCATATCTATTCTTTACTGGAGCCACAGCCATAGAAGTCCCGACAACACCAAGGGTGCAGATAAGAGCAGGTAACTGAGCAACTTTACCTTGAAGGGCAGAACGAGGCTGGCAAGGATTACCAAGGACCGCTTCAGAAGTATGATGTAGAACAATAATCCCAGCATTAGTAGAGCGAGCAAGATATTTTAACTCCTTCATTATGGCACGCATTGATGCAAACTCTTCGCCACCATCGGTGGCTACATCCATCAGGTTGTCTACAAAGATTACCGTAGGTGGGCAGCCCCACATTTCTTCGAAGGCTGCTACTTCTTCATCTATATCTTGTAGGGTGGGGCTTGATTCAAACGACCAAACAATATGTGAACCCCTTGACAGGATTGCCTTTGTCCAACCGTAGTCTGAATTCATTAGGTACTCAACATCAGTTTGATTCTTACCACTAATCATTGATGCTAGGCGCATAGCCATAGTGTGAGCATTAGTATCAGCAGAGATATATAAAGTTGGAACCTTCATCTTGAGGGCTAAAGCCAGTGCTAGAGTGGACTTTCCCACACCTGGAGTACCCGCGAGCATAGATACTTCTGCTCTTCTAAATATAATTTTGTTAGATTCGAAAGCCTTAAAGCAATGTGGTAAGGGTTCGCCACCTATATCTTGACGTCCGATAGAACGGACAAGCGTTCTCACCTAACTTTGCCTCTAGCAATTTCTGCTGCTAAAGTAAACGCCCTTGCTTCGTGGTCATCATCAATATACTGTTCAATATCTTCAGCAATTTTTATACGTAATTCTTTTAAGTGCATCTCTAAAGTCTTTTCCATAATCATCCTCTGTCTTAAGTTAGAAAGAGGGTTACTAGTCACCTTCCCCAATAACTAATAACCCTCTAACCAATTCTATAGCATTGTGTCTTGTATTAGTTCTGCGGTTTGCATTGGTTCGGAGTTCCCTGCGGTGTTGGGCAAGCCCAGAACGCGTAAGGTGCTCCCGTCTTGCTGCTCGTTCCCGAACGGAATATCCGTGGACCGTGTACGCAAGTTGGAGTTGTTGTAGCCACTGGTGTAACGAACTGAGCCGCTGGCGGGGCGGTTACGAAGGATGGAGCGGGCGGCGTGACGGGAGTTGAAGGGGTGGTCACCAAAGGGGCTGCCGTGTAAGCACCGATAATTATCTTGCTTGTTGCAGCAATCTGCGTTGAGTAATCAGAAATGCCTTCTAGTAATACACTCAGTTCATCTGATGTATTTGCGCGGATATTAATCAAGTCACCATTCGGAGCCTTGACTGATACTTGTAACTTCCAGTCTTCTACTGACATAGTTTATTTTCCTTTTGTGAATTGGCAATGTTCTGTGAGTCCACAGAAATTACACGATTGTAGGTTCGGTAGAAATATACCAGCCTTGCGTGCTTTGTCAAAGCCATCAACAAAATACTCAAGCGTGTCCTTGGTATATCTACTTAGGTCAATCATCTCTCCTGTCCCAGAGTCGCGTGACATCCAGTAGTTTCCGAGATTTACTTCCACTCCTAACATCATCTCAACGCCTATTTTGTAGAAGCCAAGTTGAAGGTCAGAGGTTGGTCGTGCGCGTGATGTCTTTAAGTCAACGATAACTAACTTACCATCTACCTCAAAGATTCTATCAATAAACATCTTCGCTGGAACACCAGCAATGATGGGATTCAACTCTAACTCGATAGCCTTGACACCTTGTGGGGTAGTCCAGATTTTCCAGTTAGGATTGTTCTTGCGCCATAGGATGTAGTTATCCACCCATACGGAACCATTGTTATTCCACCAAACAGCATCTTCTTTGTTTGGATTATCTTTAGTAACACGCCCTGCTTTGCGGGCGGTAGCAAAATCTAAACCTTGAGTTTCTTTAGTCCAAGCCTTAGTCCATAGTTCATTAGTCATTTTCTAAATCCCAAAGTTCGGCTGCATGGTGAAATGCTCTTCCACCTGCTGACCAGATTGATGGTTGCTCAGGTAGTTGTAACAATCTGCCTAGGTAGTACTGATAACCACAGGTTAAGAATGTTGTAAATGCTGAATAAGATACGTGTTCAGGTAGTTCGTATGAATCTAACTTAATCATCAGAGTCAAGCATATCAACCAAGTAATCTACTTCTTCGCGTAGTTCCTTAACTGATACGGATAAAACATAAAGAGCATCATCCAACTCAGCAAGCCAACTAGCAGTAACTTTGTCGTGATTTTTTTTGAAAAACATTTGTTCTCCCATCATAGTAGTTATAGATAGTCCTCCTTTGGAGGACAGGAGGTGACTCAACAAAGGAGAACTATCTAAGATTAGATTAT